AGATTTTTGCAAATTTACGGGCTTAGTATCTGCTTTTTCGATTTTTGCAGGTTCGCCTTTGGGTTCCAGCAAAAGGTTCATTTGGGCTATCTGTCGCCGCATATACCAGATGTCGGTGGAGAAGAACGGCATATACCAAATGCGATTCTGCGGCCCGGCGGGCAGCAGCCCACGCTTATCATAAGCGGTTGCCGGATTCACAAGGGTGTCACCGATGACTACATATCCAGCGCAGCCCATGAAGCTGCACTGGATGTAGCACATCAGCCCAACGATGAAGTCAATGTCTTGGGCTACGACAAGGACTTTGTTGTGGTAGCAGATATTCCGTCTTTTGCAGACGTTCAAAAAGGCAAGCAGCGTTGCGCCAGCTCCACAGGCCGGGTCAGATACCGAGATAAACCCCTCCATGTCCGGGTGCAGCTTCGGGTCAAACGTGATCTCGGCCATACAGCGGCACACGTCGTAGGGCGTGAAGAACTGTCCGGCGTGGTCATTGCCCAACTCACACATCATGTACAGAGAGCCAAGGAAATCTTGGTCGGGGTTCTGCTCCATGCCCATGACCACCTCGGCCAGCATTTCAGCCATGCCGTCCCGCTCTTTGGCAGAATACTTGGAAACGATGGTCTGGTACATCTTGGTGCGTTCGGCCGCGTTCACCTTGTCCGTGCTGTTTGAGATCTCAATAGCTGTCAGGGTGACGAAGTCCTCCCAAATCTCCCAGCGGCTATGTTTTCCGGTCAGGCCATTGAAGATTTTGAGGAAGTTTTTCTGGTGGTCGTCCCGGATGCTGCGCGTCACTGCTGCCTTTGCCATGGATTATTCCTCCTCGCTGTCTGCCTTGGCGAGGTAGTAACGGCCATCGTAGAAGTCAATCACGCCGGCCGTTTCCAGTTCATCCAGCAGGGCGATGGCCTTTTCTGCGGTCACACCCATCTGCTGTTCCAGCAGGGCCTGCGTGATGCCGTCGTTCTGCCGGGCAATCTCGGTGGCCTGCGTCAGTTCGTCCGAGGTGGGCTCGTCCTCCTCGTCATCCTCGATTTCTTCCAGCGGTTCGGCCTCCCCGGGGAGATTCGGGGAATCAGGCTCATTTCCCCGGGGCGCATCCTGCTGCCCACCGGATTCCGGGATGTCAGGCATCTTGTAGCCGAGGGCTGCCAGCTTGCCGCCCTCAACCAAATCCCGGAAGAAAAACTGGAGCCAGAGGTAGTGCATATTCTTGAAGATGTTCTTGATTTTGTTGAACAGGGTGTCGGAGATCGTGAATGTCTTGCTCATGCGGTAGGTCAGGTTTCCGTCCTTGACGGTGAACAAGATGGATGCGCCCGGCGAGATGTAGTTGTCCTCGGTCGCTTCTTCCAGCATCGGCATCTGCTCACCAACGCCGCCCAGCGGACGGATAACCAGCTTGATGGGATATGCGTTCTTGATGAACACATAGCTCAGGTTGTTGGCCTCGCAGATGCCCTTGAGTTTTTCACGGTAGACTGCGAAACGTGCGGATTCAGACAGAGAATTATCCATGACGAAGCTCCTTTCAAGTAGCTTTTAAGTAGTCGAAAATTTATAGTCGTTCTCCCGGTTCTCGATGGCGGTCAGACCCAGTGCGTAGGCTGCCCACACATCAGCCTTGAAGCCATAGAAGAAATCCGGGGCTTTCTTTGTGCCCTTGCCGTTTTTCAGGTCGTGGGCTGCAAATCGGTCAATCAATGCCCGCCGGATGGCGGTGTCGTTGGCTCGGCTGTCGTGGCAAATGTGCTTTTTCTCCTCGATGCGGCACATCATCCGCACCGAGCACCGGGACGAAAGCACCTGATAGAACCGGCCGATCCAGACCGTGGTGTCGAAAACGTCCCGACCAACGGACATCCCGTAGGAGGCCACCATTTCGATGACCGCCCACCGCCATCCCTGCTTGGCAGCCGATTCCAGCTTTTTCAGCAGTTCTTCGTTGTCGATTTTTCCGAACTCCAGCGGTCGGAGCGTTTTCTGGTCAATCACGCAGTAGCCAGACTGCACATTGCCGGGGTCAATAGCGATGATGGGCATCACAGGTACGACCTCCCAAACTCCTGAATAAACCGGGCTTCCGGCCAGCCGTAGTGTTCCAT